ATGTAGCGGTTCTACTCAGTCAAATGGGGACGGTTCGCAAGGCGCACCGGGAGTTACTAGCACAACTACTTCAGGGTTCACCACATTCTTTGGTACAGATGGCGGCGGCAGCGGCATCACCATTCGCTGGGTAGCAATCGGATATTAAAATGACAATTTACTATAGCCCAATTACCTCAGGGTTTTATGATACTGAAGTTATAGAATATCCTGTGCTACCCGACGATTGTATAGAAATTACCGTTGAAGAACGTGATGCATACATTGACGAACTTAATAATAACAATAACCAATTGGTGGTAGTTGATGGAAAATTAGCTTTAACCGTTAGAGAAAGAATAATAACTTGGCAAACGATAAGATTAGATCGCAATGATAGATTGAATAGCAGTGATCATACCCAAATAACTGACTACCCTGGAAATAAAAAAGCTTGGTCGACTTACAGACAGCAACTTAGAGACATACCGCAAACTTTTGCTACCCCGGAAGAAGTGATTTGGCCAGAGTCGCCAAATAACTAAGCGAAAAAAAGTAAGATAAATAATTTGACGGAGAATTTTTAAATGGCATATACAATTGTAAAAAGCGACGGAACAGTATTAACGACCATCGCTGATGGTACAATTAACACAACTAGTACTTCTTTAGGTCTGCCTGGCAGAAGTTTTTCAGGGTACGGTCAAGCAGTAGATACTAATTTTGTACATCAACTCGAAAACTTTGCATCAGCAACTCCACCGCCCAATCCTTTGCGCGGTCAACAGTGGTTTAATACTACCAACAATACAATGTACGTTTGCCCATCAGACGGAGAAGCTAATGCTGCTGCTTGGTTAGCACTAACATCGACCGCATCAGGTGGCTCTACTTCATTCGGAGAAATTACTGTTTCCGGTTCAGTGTCAGCTAACAATATAGTTGCAACTAACGAAATTTCTGCTACTACTCTCACTTCAAGTTATTTGACTATATCAACTCAAGCAAACATTGCAAATGCTACATTAAGTGGCACAACAACTATTGCAAACTTAAACACTACCTCTATTACAACAGGTAGTGCAACTACAAACGGTAGTTTGACAGGTACTTGGAGCTTAAGTGGATCCGGTATTGCTAACGGAGTTAACGGCACTGCACTTTGGATTACGAATGGCAACTTAATGATATCCGGCGCTGGCAGCGTAGGTATCGTAACAGACAACTATTATTTTGCAAACGGTGACCCAATCTCGTTTACTGGAACATATTCTAACTCTAACGTGCAATCATATTTGCCTACATACGTCGGTAATGTCGGTAGCTTCGGTGGCGCAACTGTGTTTAACGGTAGAACTCTTACTACCGGTGCTAATACGACCGCAGGAAATATAACAGGTAACTGGATCTTAACTGCTGGTTCAAGAATTCAAGCTACTTACGCTGACCTTGCAGAACGATTTGAAGCAGACCAAGAATACGATCCAGGTACAGTCGTTGAACTGGGCGGCGAAAAAGAAGTAACTGCGGTAAAAGATGATCTATCAGATAAAGTATTTGGTGTTGTTTCACTGACTGCTGCTTATATGATGAATGCAACTGCCGGAGATGATGCAACCCACCCAGCTATTGCTCTTGCTGGTCGAGTTAAGGTTAACGTAGTTGGTAAAGTAAATAAAGGTGATAGATTAGTAAGCGCCGGACAAGGTAGAGCCCGTGCAGCTAAATTAGGGGAAGCTAACGCTTTCAACACCGTAGGTAGGGCACTTATTGATAAATACACTGATGATGAAGGCTCAGTAGAAGCTGTAGTTACAGTAAGATAAGGATTTACAATGACCTACGCACAATTTGGTACAATTCAGGCAGCAGATTTCAATACGCTAGTAGGAGGAAATCCTACTACCACTGTTAACACCTTAAATGCAACTTGGGCAACTGGCGGCACCAATGCTGGTTATGGTCAGACTGCTGTAGGGAACGTTACAGTTGGAACTAATATTCTAGCTAGTACTCAATGGTCATCATTAGTATCTAACACAGCTAGTGCAGCATCACATCAAGGTTCTAGTATTACAAGTGTGTCTGTTCCAGCAGCCGGCGGGGTCATTACTTACAATGCAGCTATTCCTACTAACTTGACAACTATCTATACCAACAGATTAAATGCAACTGCACAAGGTTCAACAACTCCAAATACTGCGACTAGAGGAACAACTTGGTCAAACCAATTGACATTTACTCATACTGCTACTTTTGCTAGTGGTAATGCAGCACGTTATTTCTTTAATGCCGGTGGTCAAATCAAGATGACGGTATCACATCCGGGTGTTTCTGGCATTGATTTATTGTTTAACAATCTTGCAAGCAACGTAGGCACCGTAGTTATGTCTTCTCCGACATCAGGATCAGTGTCTATTGCAGGAACATCATATAACGGTATTACTAAAGTAGGTGGAAGCGGAAACACTCCCACTATCGCAACAAATAATGGATACTATGCGTTGACCACATCTAACGCTACTATATTCACCCAAACTGCAAGTACGGGCCCAAGCGGTTATCTATCATCATTCATTCGCTTCATTGCTGTAAGTAATGGTACACAGGGTGCGAACGGTGATGCTGGCTCAGTAATTACTATCTATACTATTTGGGACGAAGTTCCTGATGGTCTTGTTGTTGCATCAGGTTCAGCAACTACCATGACGCTTACTCCCCCTTCTACTACTAACATCGCTAATTCTTGGGGCGCAATCACGTTGACCGGTACTGTAACCGGTTCTTAACTTTTTAATTACACAAGGGGTATCCATCTAAATACTCATAGGAGTTTATGATGGATACTAAGACCTTAATTACTGATGCAAAAGCTCGTTTTGCTCACAACTCAGCAAAAGATTATCTAAAAGAAAAGTACAATGCCAAGCTAATAGTAGCGGAGCAGGGTGGTCTATGGCGCGCTGATCAACAAACTATTGCATTTTTAACAGTAATGCCCGATGGTGGACACGATAAACTTATTCTTATGGATACATTTGATAATCCAGTACTGGTAGAACGCAGCGAGTTATTAACTAAATTGAAAGATGTTTACAATAATGTCATGGCGGAATGGTACAATGAGTGGAAAGAACTAGAAAGCAAAAGATGAGCCGCGGTGTAATACTATTTGCCTTCAATAGTCCTAAATATAATTACTATGATATGGCTAAGCATACTGCAAAGCGTGTTGAGCATTTCTTAAAGCTGCCTGTAACATTAGTAACAGATGATGATTCTATGCCCGCAGACGAATATGAGCTTTGGGATGAAGTAGTAAAGATTACGCCGGATAAGAATAACTTTCGTGACTGGGGAATGTGGATCAACAAAGGTCGTTATATGGCTTACGAACTTAGCCCGTATGACGAAACGCTATTGTTGGACGTAGACTATATCATCAACTCAGACAAACTACTAACCTTATTTGATATTGACACAGACTTTTGCTGCCACGACAGAACTAATTTCTTAATGAACGTTGGCGCACCACAAGAGCTATTGAGCGCATATAGCTATGAAACACTATGGGCTACTGTTGTGAAGTTCCGCAAGTCTACTCGTGCAGAGCAAATATTTAAATGTTTAGAAATGGTACAAAAGAACTATGAACACTACGCCAACATTCATCATTTTATCGCCCCTGTATATCGCAACGATTACGCTCTTACTCTTGCCCTCCGTATTGCTAACGGCCATGGTAGTAATCCCCGCGATGTTATTCCTTGGGATTTACTTCACGTTGGAAAAAACACGCAAGTTTATCGTGATGGTGATGACCAGCTTGGTACAGAGTATACGGTCATGTTTGACAACTGGCAGCGGGGCAAAATAAGAAAAGAGTATATCACAGTCAAAGACCAAGACTTCCACGTGATGGATAAAGAAATATACGTGGAGATGATTAATGAATAAAGGCTTCGTCATTATGGCGCAGGGACTTGACTATGAAGTTTGCGCTGATGTTCTTAAGGATAGCATATTAAATGTGATGCCTGCTGCCAATGTAACTATCATTACCACTGAAATGCTTCCATACGGCGATCAAGCTCCCGACACTGATTGGAAGTTACAGAATGACTGGCAAGTGTATGAAGCTAGTCCATACGACTATACTATCAAGCTTGAAGCTGATATGTATTTGCCAAAGTCAATTGACTATTGGTGGGATATATTACAGAATAGAGACTTAGTAGTAAGCACTACAATTAGAAACTTTAAACAAGAAATATCTGATATTACGGCATATCGTAGATTCATTACTGAAAACAAATTACCCGATACTTACAATGCTATTACCTATTTCCGCAAGAGTGAGTTAGCTGAGAAGTTTTTCAATATTGTACGTGATGTATTTGAGAATTGGGATGAATATAAAGCTATCCTCAAGTGTAACGTTGATGAACTTTGCACTACAGACTGGGCTTATGCTATCGCCGCACACATCCTAGGCGAAGAGAATACTACGCTACCGCAATTCAAAGAAATGTCAATGATACATATGAAGCAGTTCATTAACGGTTGTCCTACTCAGAATTGGACAGACAATTTGATTTACGAGAAGCTTCCGCACACTTTCAGAATCAATACTATTCCACAACTGTATCCATTGCACTATCATGTAAAAAGCTTAGCCAAAGAACTTAAGGGGAATAACAATGG